GGCTGGAGCCGTAGCCGGGGCCGTCGCCCCCGCAGGTGCCCGAGCCGGAGCCGTAGCCGGAGCCGGAGCCGTCGCCGTAGCCGGAGCCGTAGCCGATCATACCACGGTCTCCTGGAGGGCACTAAGAACATTGGCCGCAACGTCGGTTGCCACAACAACCTGTCCACCCTCTTCTCGGTCCAATACTTGCAGCGTGCCATGAGCTGCCTTTGCAGACTTCACCCCACAGCGAGCAATCTGCTCCACACACAGGGCGCCGGTCCAGGACCAAAGACGCACATAGTTGGACAAGGTAATGGACTGCTTGGTGATTCGCTCCACAGTGCCAAAAAACACGCCGGCCTTGTTGACCCGAACCACGCAGCGCTTGCCGATGAGAGAATTTTTCATGACGTAGCCTCCAGCCACAGACCTTAGCCATCCCGTCACGGCTGGCAAGGGTTCATGGCAAAATTGCCACCGCACCTTGCGTTCAGCCCAGGCATGCCCATTCTTGTGCGTGGAGGTTACGCACATGGACGAGTTCAAGATTACCGAGAGTGAGCTGGTGGCGCTGCTTCAGGAGGCCGCTGCGCAGGCGCCGCCGATGAAGGGCATGGGTGTGGTTGCGGAGTCCATGGGCAAGGGCATGTCCATCGGAATCAATGGTCTTTCCAAGTTCATCCAGGAGCATGGCTTGGAGAAGTCTGTGCGCCTCATCATGGGCCGCGTGAAGGTGGGCGCTTCCAATGAAGCGTCCTGAGGGGCTCGGGATGTGGGTGGCGTTCGGGGGAGCGGCGGAGAAGTACAGGCCTGACGCACTGGTCAGGCGTGTGTCCGACATCGGGGTGAAGTGGCTAACCGTACGTTCAGGTCAGTCCGGGGCTTGGGACGGTTACTACAGCCCCGTACGGCTGAAGGCCTTGCTGGATGAGTGCCGGGGAGCGGGTATCGGGCTCTACTCCTGGCTGTACAGCTTCCCTTCCAAGCGGACGTGGGACACGAACCACCTCACGCAGATTCAGAACCTTGGCCTGGATGGGCTCATCATTGACGCCGAGATTGAATGGACCGGCTTGGGCGGCGTCACTGCAGAGAACTACGTGGCCCAGATGGCGGACGCTGTAGGGCACGCTCCTCTCGGATGGCGCTCCTACCACCCCACGTGGCCCTGGAAGGAGTTTGCGCAGCTCAAGTGCACCATGCCACAGATGTACTGGACGGAGCTTGTCCACGGGCAGTACAGCGCAGCCTTTGAGAAGGAGCTGCATGCCTGGGAGGTTCTGCACGCGTACCCCTCGGCCTACGCGCCCATCGGTTGCAGCTACGGCAATGAATCCGTTTTTGCAAAGAACGCTCCGGGACGTTTGCGCGTGGAAGACCTGGACAAGTTCGTGAAGCGTTACCAGGATTGGTGGTGCTGGAGCTTCTACAGCGTGGAGGCCGCAGCCCCTCTCTTCTGGGAGTATATGGAGAGCTGGCACAAGGCCAGGCAGAGCAACGTTCACCCGCCCATTACGGGCAGTCCGATTGGAGAACAGTGATGAGTACTTTCCGAAACGTGTACCTGGAAAACGGGCTCCTGTCCGATGGTGGCATTGAGTACCCGAGCATGAAAACGGCCGACGAATTCAGCCAAGGAACGGCGTCTCGGCCCAGAGTGGCTGTTCTTGAATCTTTTGCGTATCGCGGAGTCGGTATCCACCCAAAGACGCCAATTCCTATGCTGGCGCAGGACAAAGACCCCACGGAAGGACTGGAGTTCGTGGTCTGGGTTCCCGGCTCTCCGCGTCCCATCACCACGCGGTACAAGACTCGCGCACAGGCTCAAGCCATCGCGCACAAGCTTGCCGAAAAAGAAGGCGTAGAAACCTTTGTCTGCGCTATGGTGGACCAGGTGCTCCCCCCTCCCAAAGCGAAGTCTGAGCGAAAGGCACTTCTATGAACAGCAGAGACGAAGATGTTGTCTCGGATGTGGAGGCGGCCATTCTTCGGATGGGACCAGGCAAGCCTTGGCAAATCTCGGAGAGCCGATACCACGACGCATGGTACCTGTTTGCTGGCGACGGCGAGGAGTGCTCCAGAAATGAGGACGTCTATGCGGCGGCCGTCTGTGTCAATGAAGCGCCAAAACTATGCGCCATCATCCGCGAGCAGGACGCAAGAATCAAAGAGCTTCTGAAGTCTCCCTCCGGTACGTAAAACCCGAGCCAGAAAGACACAGGTGACAAAGAAAAGCCCCGGGACCTTAGCTGGTCACCGGGGCTTAGTGTCTTCAGCGGGTTCAGCCAAACTTCAGCTTCTCCGCTTCCTCTGCCGCCGCGTTGGCGGCCCTTGCTACCTCGTCCGAGACAAGCTCCTTGGTACGGTCAGGGCCAAGCACAGCCAGAACTACCTTCACCACAGCGGATAGCATGGCCTCCGCAATCAGGATGGCTTCGCTCATTGGCCCACCACCGAGCTAGACGGGCTGACCGGCTCCTCTTCAGAGCGGCTGTCGCACAGGTCGCCCTTGGGGCCACAGACGCCCCATTGCACGTTGACCACGTGCCGGCATGCCACGGACTCCTCTCGGGTCTTGGAGCGCTCCACGCAGGACGCAATCTGGGCGGTGTACGCCGCACCCGCAGCGGTCTTGTCCAGTTGTACGCAGGACGTAACAATCAGAAAAAACAGGAACATCACGGTACTTTTGAGAGCGGCAAGCATCACTTCTCCTCATCCTTGTCTTCGGTCTTCAGCGGGGACGGCATGAGCCAGGGAATCAGGGTACCCAGAATCTTCGGGTCCACCTTCCCCATGGCCACGAGCACGGTGAAGCACACTGCCACCACGCAGAACACCGCAAGCCTTCCGTAATCCACACCCTTGAACATCATTTGGTACTTCCCTTAGCGCACGGTGACAGTGCGTAAAACCCGCACGTGTTGACCTTACAAAAGGCAATCATATCATACTTGGTAAGGCATGGAAGGGTGTCATCCCCGATGGTGTCATTCATCAGCGAATTCGGTTCTTCCGTATGGGTCAACCCAAGAACGTGCCCAAGCTCATGCATCGTGGTGGTGGTCCAGGTGGTGTAGCTTTCCTGGAGCGTGGTGGGAATGAGCAAGAACATCGCTCGGTCGTCTTCAAAGCGGCGGATGGTAAGGCCAGCGAAGACGCCCAGCGGGTCCTTACCAAGAGCCTGGACCTGCCGGGTTGTGAACCGTACCACCGAGTTCGTCAGCGGGAGCTTTGCCGGGTTCAGGTCCCATACGATGCTCATGTCCACCTGGCCTCCGGTCTGCTTCTTCCAGGTAGCAAACCCGCGCTCCACGGCCTTCCTTTCGGGAGCCGTGAAGTATGGGTCGCCATGGAAGGTGGCGGTAACCTTCCCGTCCCAGTCCTTGATGAAGGATGCGGCGGAGGCGTCGCATGACGCGAGCATGACAGCAGAAACCAGGAAATACTTCTTCATAGGATTATCCATTGCCATGCCCACCCTTGGAATCAAGTCCCCGTCAACGCCTGGTTGCGGACAGCGCCGGAGATGGAGCTTACGTACGCAAACACGCCAACCGCCGTCGTCGCAACCCTTCCGTGCAGGCTGTTCGGCAGCACCCAGAGCCTTCTTCGGGCAAAGGGTTGGATATCAATGGAGTTCGCAGCCGTGGTTGCCACCGCGGTAGTGCCCTTGACGTTGAAGCTGATGAAGATCATGGCCGCCGTGGAGTTGAAGAACGTCATCCACACGCCTCCCTTCGGGGCTACGGTTGCCGGAGAGAACAGGCTCTGCAAGTCCTGGTCACCAAGGGCCAGAGTGACCACCTGATAGGGGCTTCCAGCGGGGCCAGAGCCTACCTCTTGGAAGAATTGTTCCATTGCGTCTTTCATTGTCCACCCTTCACTTCGTAGGCATCTGCCTGGTTTGCTGCGTTACTGTTACGAGGCCTTCCTGGCCCCTTGGCTTCTGGCTGGAATGCTCCTTGCACAGCATTCACATACTGTGGCTCCAGCATCGGGTCCAGTGGGGTCTGGAACATGATGGAGAGCTTGGCCACCTTGGTGAACGGGAGCGCGTCACCCTTGGCTTTGGCGTCCATGACTGTCTCACGGGCGCTCTGCTGAAGCTCGTTGTACATCTCCGGGTAGACGTTCTTGATGGCGTCAATGGCGTCCGCAGACACGTTCCCGGCCTCCAGGTCATCCAAAACGGATTCGGGGTGCATGACGGCTACGGCCTTCCGGACGAAGGCATGTTCCTGCATGGACAGCTTCCCGGCGGAGGGAGCGTTGCGGAGGGAGATGGCGTTCATGACTTTCTTGTCCGGAGGCATGGCGGCCTGGAGGTAGGTTGCGGCTGCCCCGTGAAGGCCCGCAATGGCCTCCTGCATGTCCCCGCCCTTCACCTGGGCCACCTGGGCCCGCCTGACGTCCGAAACGCCGTCCACGGCCCTGCTGTAGAGCTTGTCGTAGCCCTCTCGGGTGGAGGATGCCTTCACCAGCGCGGCGTAGGATGTTGCCTTGGTAGCTGCCTTGGCTCCCGTCACGAAGCCCTTAGCTGCCTGCTGAATCCTGGCCCGGAAGGCTGAAGTCCTGGAAGCAATCTCCTGCGTGCGCTCCAGGCCCGAGACCATCTTGGCAATGGTCGGCAGCGCAGCATCCGCAAACATGCCCGTGGCCACCTTGGCGGCCACCACCTTGGCAGCAACAGCCGGGTTGAACACAGCCCACGGCCCGATGGTCTTGACCGCATCTACGGTCCTGCCCATGAGCGTAGCCTGGGCCTTGGCGCCCTTGGTCATGCCCTCCAGGTCCTTGGCGATAGCAAAGGTAGCGTTGGCGGCCTGGTACTTGCCGAAGGCTTCCTTGACCGCGGGGGACATCTCCGCAGCTTCGGAGGCGGAACGGGCGAACTCCTCACGGAAGAGCTTGGCAACACGCTGCTTGGCGTTGGCAGCAAGGCCCTCTCCACCAATCTGGTCGCCCATCTGCGTGGCTCGCTTGGCCCATCCAGCAAAGTCCTCCGTGCCGTTCTGTAGGCTTTTGGTGAACTTGTTGACGGCCCTCACCACGTCTGGGCGGGTGCCGGCAAACTCGGGCAGAATCTTCTCGTTCACCTCCTGAGCGAACCTGGAGTAGCTGGGCTTCATCCCGCCAGCCACGGAGTCAATCTCCCGAGCTGCGGGGATGATGGCTTCGCCGGAGCGCCTAGCCAGCCGGCTGGACGCTGCATTGATTTCCTTGGCTTCGGACGTGATGGACAGGCCGTCTTCAGAGAGAAGCTGGTCGGCCTTCTTGAGGAAGTTTCCGCCGTGCTTGGCCTCCATACTCTCCAGGTCGCCTACGGACCCGCCAATGCGCTTGGTCAGGTACTCATCAGCCTTCCTCTTTACGAGGCTGCCGATTTCTCCCTCACCCTCGCTGGCTCCACGCAGGGCCCTTCCGATGGCTCCCTTGGTGGCGGACGCGGCCTCTCCAGCAAGCGCGCCCGCGCCACCCAGGCCAGCTCCAAAAGCTCCGCCAAACAGGGCTCCGTCCCCCGCAGCAGCGGCCAGTGCTTCTGCGCTGAACGGCTTGTTGCTCAACGCCTGGTTGGAGATGTTCTCCATGGTGGAGATTAGGGCGCCCTCCGCCGCGCCCCTTGCCGCGAACTTGGCAGCGCCAACACCAACCCTGCCAAGGGCGGACTCAGCAACGGGTAGGGAGCGCGTAGCCAGCCGCTCCGCAAGGTTGCCAGCGCCCTCCACCGCACCCCAGGGGGAAGCGATACGGCTCTCCGTGGAGCCCGTGAGCAGCCCCAGCGCCATACCCGCAGCGGTGCCTACGCCATGTGCGTACGGGTTTGCCCTAGGGATGCCGCGCATGATGCCGCGATACTCCAGGTCATCCTCGGGCGTGTACTCCCCATCCTTCCCGGTGCCGCCGAAGGCCTGAAGGCCCTTCATGGTCAGCGCGTCAGAGAGGCCGAAGGTGAGGCCAGAATTCAGGCCCATGACGGCAGACAGGGCAGGAGGGGTGTCCTTCTCTGCCTGCGCCTCTTGGACCTGGTCCGTGTAGGTAGCTGCCGCTTGAGCGCCGGTAACCTCCGCGTTCCCGGGCTGAGGGCCAATGAGTTCCGGCACCTCATCGGCAACCTGGAACGCCTGGCCTCCCTGGTTGATATACTTCGTCACTTGCTACCCGGGACCAGTTGGTTGGGCCTGTCCACGGGAGACGTGGCTTTGTTCTGGAACCTGCTGTTCAGCAGGCCCTGGGCAGAGGAGCTGTGGCCGCCAAGAATGTGGTTGTACACGTTCTGCCTGGACGAATCCAACTGGCCCACTGCGTTGATTTGGTCTCGGAAGCTCTGCTCCGGAGAGAAGTCGGTGTTGATTTCAACCATCTCCTTCTCGTTGGCGGCAGCGCCAGTACGCTCAATCTTGTACTTGGCCGCAGTCTTTCGGACGTACATCATGTAGTCGTAAATCTGGTCCATCTCCGCCTTGTGACGGCGACCCTCTTCCGTGTCTGGCCCTCCGAATTGAGCGTCCCATGCGTCACGCAACTTCTTCTCGGACTCCCACGTAGGGCGGCCACCAGGGGAAAGCGGCTTGGGAAGGGCGCGGAGAACGCCCATCTTCTTGTCCACTGCCTCCATGGAGCCATAACGCTTGAGAAGGGTAGCCTGCATCATACGCAGGACCCTGTGGTCCTCCTCGGCGTCCAGAACCTTGGCCTGGGCAAGCTCGGAGGTAATCTTGGCCGTCTCTTCCCTTCCCTTGGCGTCCAATTCAGCAGCGTACTCTCTTGCGGCCTTCACCTGCGCGGGCGTCATAGCGGGGACAGGCTGACCGTACTTCCACGTCTTCCCGGTGGCCCTGGCAATAGCCTGCTCCTCATGGAGATGAGCGATGGCCTTGTTGAGGTCCTCCTTGGTCTTGGTGGACGCGTTGGCCTCAGCCCTGAGCTGCTTCACCACGTCCGCGTTTCTGTCCTCTGGAGTCTGGTCCGTACCCTCAACGGTACCGGGTCCACGCTGGAACCCGGTCATTGGGCGAGTACCGGGTTCGTTGTCGGAGATGACGACGGGGTCCTTCAGAGAGACGTTCTGCTTGCCACCAATCTTGACGACGGGCGAATTGATGACCTTGGCTGCGTCCCCAGCGGATGCAGCAGCAGCAACCTGTGCGGGCACCCTTGCGCCGATGGCTTTCGCTGCCTTTGACAGCGGCGATTCCAGCGTGTCCTGGAGCACAGCTCCGGCGCTCTGTACGTCCGGGTCTTGGGACGCATCCGGAGCGGGCTCGTCCGTGATAACCTGCTCCTTGGCGTTGATGGTGCGCACCGGGGCCTCTTGCGGGACGGCAGCTCCAGCGCCACTGATGACGTCCGGCCTCTCCATGGCCTTCGCTTCTGCCTCGGTCTGCGCAAGGTTGTTGGACTTCGGGGGAGCCGGCAGATTCTTCATGGCGGCCTTCACAAGGACATCCAGCACCTCAGGCGGAGGCGGACGCCCGAACTTGTCTTGCCAGCTCTTGGAGACCTGCTGCGCAAGCTCCGCTACCACGTCCTTGTTGGTGGACTTCGGTACGCCTCCAATCACCTGCGTCTGGCCACGCTGGTACATTGCCCCAACGCCGGGCTTATCAATCTGCGGGTTGCGATACGTGTGCTCGGAGATTTGCATCCTGAGCAAGCTGGCGTCACGAAGCAGCTTCTCCCCCTCCATCTTCGCGTTGGCGATGACCTGAGGGTTTTGGGAACGGACGGCAAGTTCCTGAAGCTTGGAGGCGGCAATCTCATACTTCTTCGCAAGAAGCATCTTGTCGCCTACCTCTGCATCGCCAGCGAGCTGTCTGTACTGTCCAATGCTGGTGCGCATCTCGCCAATGGTCCCCTTGGCGTTCTCGTACTCTTGCTTTTGCTCGTCCAGGTCGCGCTGAATCATCGCGTTGATGTTGGCGCGCCCATCAATCCTTCCCGAGCCAAGCGGCGTAAGGGATTGGGCCAGCGCGGCCAAGACATTGAACGGGTTCTTCCAGAAGTGACCCTCTGACACTTGCTTGGTGGCAAGCTCGTTGACCTTCTGGTCGGTCTTGGCGAGCTGCTCTTTGATGGCGGCGTTGCGGGCGTTGACCGACTTTACGTATTCGTCTTCGGCCCTGGACACATCTTCGCGGTTGCCACGCATCGTGTCAGCGTACGCAGTATTGGCGTCAACCTGTGCGTTGGCAGCGTCTTTGACGATAGCGGCCATTCTGGCGGGCCCAGCTACGGTGACTTCATCCAGTCTCTCCCCACCGTTCCCGCCAGGGTTCATGGGCGTGGACTGGTCAAGCTTGTCCTGCAAGTGCAGGGCTGGCGTTACTTCCGCCTTCTTGACGGCGGGCGCGGCGGGGTCAGGGATGTGGCTCGTCTGGTTGCGTTCTCCTTCCACAGAGTTTTGCTGGATGGCAACGCGCTGCTTCTCGGAGTCGTTCGTGCCCTGGAGCACGGACCCGCTAGGCACTTCGTCTTCTTGCTTGGGAGAGTACGGAGACTTGTCCCGCTTCTCGCCTTCTTCGTCTTCGTACCAAGCGCCCATGTGTTACCTCTTCACCGGAATGTTGGCCATACCGTATCGTTCGGTGCCAGACCCTCCGCCAAGTCCGGGCTTGAATACGGGCTTTTGCATCTGCATGGAGCCGTCTTCCCCGGCGCCGTAGTCCATACGCCGCTGACCCGCAGCAGCAAGACCCGGAGGGAGCCCGGGAGCCCATGCGGACTGCGTGCGAATCTTCGGCTCCGCGGGCTTGGCATTCCTGTCCCGAAAGAGCTGAGGGGCAGCGGATACGCCGAAGCGCGGAGCTACGGCGTTGGCCGGCATCCCGCCCCGCCCACCGGGCTGGGTCAGCATGCCCGGAGGCGGAGCATCCCATGCCTCACGGTTGCTTCCGGCAGTCCTGTCCCAGCTAGGACCAGAGGCGCCAACGGCAGCTCCCATACCGGGCGGTACGTAGTCCCCGTTGAACATGTCCGTAGGCGGAATCGGAGCGCCGGCAATCTTGCCGCCTCCATTGTCCACGCCCTCTTTCAGAACCACCACACCCCTCCCGTCTACGGTGTAGAGGTTCGGGTCGTATCCATCGGGAAGTCCGCTCATTGTCTTTTCCTTTACGCTCCGGCCTTAGCCGCGGCCTGGGCACCCGTGGAGATGAGCTGTGTGCCAGCGTCAATCCACTTGCCCTCGCGGGCGGCTTGCCTGTCCTGGTTGTCCCTGTTGGTCTGGTACTGGTTCCGCTGGGCGGCCTCATACGCAGCCTGGCGCTGCTTCTCTGCCTCCGCCTGAAGCTGTCCTTGCCCCTGAACCATGCCGTAGCCCTGCCCCGCATATCCCTGGGAGAGCTGACCGTGGCCGAGCCCGAGCTGGCCCATCTGGATGCCCAGTTGGCCCATGGACTGGTCCTGCCCGCGCTGCCCCGTAGCAAGGCCGCCGTAGGCCCCGCGAGCGTTAGCCATCTCCTCAGCCCGGAGCTGTCCCATCTGCGCGTTGGTGTTCGCCAGCGTGTTCCCGAGCGCACCGGCGGAATTCTGCTGTGCCATGGCAAGTCCCTGCGCGCCCCTGGCGGAACCGAGCTGACTAGACTGGTTCGCAATCTGCTGGTTCATGCCGTACGTGAGCTGGTTCTGGGCCACGCTGGGAGCGTTGCCGTACGCAGCGTCACGCATCAAGCCCAGCGCATCGGTCTGGTACCCGCGAGAGTTCGCGTCCATGTCCTGGCTGTTCTGAATCTGGCTGGCGCCCTGGGTTTCCCACTGGTCGCCAAGGTCCTGAGCACGCTGGGCCCGAGCGAAAGCGTCATCCGACCAATCCTGAGCGCCCTGGTTGTACCCGCCCATGTTGTAGGCATCTCCGCCCACCTGGTACGCAGCTGGCGCGGGAGCAGCAGCGGACCCGCCTCCACTGCCGCTGGTCTCATCATCCCCGCCAGCGAAGCCGCCGACCGTTCCGCCAGCAATCGCGCCAAGCGGACCGCCAGCAGCCAATCCGGTCCCGATGCCCTTCAACATTCCGCCAAGACTGAAACCCATGAGATTCTCCTTAGGCCTTTGCGGCAGCCGGAAGTTTCGTAATACCACCCTTAGCAGCAAGCTCCAAGGATACTCCATACAGCTCAATTCCGCGGTACGTAATGGGAGTTCCAACGGTTGCCGCAATGTCCTCCACCGTGAGCTGGATGGCGGTGCAGGACTCCCTGTTGGGCTGGATGTTGAGCTGAAGCCCAGACGTGGTGCCCGGTAGCGCCGCAATCTCCGCGTCCGTCCACGTACGCGTCTGAGCGGGTGCCGGAGCGTAGTCGTAGGCCAGGCTGAGCTTTACGTTGGACAGGTCAGCCTTGCTGAACAAAACCTGAACGTCGTAGAACCTGCTGCGACCCTCTGGCCCGCTGGTCTTCTGCCACGGGAACACCATCCTCGTGTTTACGTTGAAGCTCCCGAAGTCAGCGCCAACCGTAGGGTCCATGCGCCAGAAGAAGTATTGGCTGTCCACGATGATGGGTGCTTCTCCGCCCTGGTTCACGGGCACGTCTGGAATCTTCCCGATACAAGCATGCGTTCCGCATCCATAAGTAGCCCCGCTGCCGTAGTCGTAGATTTTCCACGTGTACCAAGACTTGGTCCTTAGGTCCATGACCACACAAGCCCCTCCGCTCGGGGCCCCCAGATAGCTGATGGTGTTGGCGAGCCCGAACATAATGCGGTCGTTCACCGAGTCATAGACCGCGTACTGTACGAGCTTGTATGCGTCCGTCTGGTTCAGCACGTTGCCGCCAACGAACTCAACCTTGAAGTTCTTGCCTACCTGTTCAATCCCGCGCTTGGACCGGAAGAAAACGCCCTCCGGAGTGGATACCACGGAGCGCCCGTCCAATGCTCCTACGTCGGCAATCTTGATGGGTGGGGAAAACTCCGTACCGCTTCCGCCGTTCTCTGGAGGGCCGTCCCCGTCCACAACGAACACGGCATCTTCCTTGAACACAAGAAGCCTTCCGTCCATGGATGCGCACGCGGTAATGCGTCCGGTACCTCCCTGAGGGCTAAGGATGAACCCTCCGGCGTTCCACCACGGCCCTTCGCCGTCCACGAAGAAGCTGCTGTACGCAATCCGCTTTCCGGTGGCTTCCACAGCAAAGATTCGGTCCCTGTGGTGGCATACGTGCACAGACGGAGGAGCGCATCCGCGGTTCAGCGCGGTACCCTGCGTGCCCGGGAGACGGTACAGCTTCTTTCGGGAAGTGAGCGCGGTACCTGTGTTGGTTGCGTCATCTCGGAACGTATAGGAAGGGGCACACGGTAGGCCGCTGCCCGCAGCTCCGCCCAGAGTGTTGGTGAGAGATAGCGCAGGGGCGCCGAGATTGCCGGCAGAGCTGGTAGATGCGGCAAGGTAGTACACGGTTCCGTTCGGCGCCGTCTTGTACAGCTCGGTAACAGTCCTGCTGCCTGAGGCGTTTCCGTACCCCATCGCGGTCAGCATGGGGACGCCGATGACAAGATCCACGTAGTTCGCTGCGGCGATGTTCACCACGTAGGGTCCGAACGTCTCCGACGTCACGTTGTTTCCCCTGCCGTCAATGTACCTATGAACCACAACGTATTGCGTTACGCCGGCAGGAACGCCCGCCGCGTTCACGGTAAGCGTCATCTTGGTAATGATGGGCCTGTCTACCCACTGCGCCTCATGAAGCTCCTCACCGTCATGTTGGGCCACCAACGCGCCCGACAGCACGGTTCCTTGCGTGGCTACACTGGGAGTGATGGACGTGAACTTGTAGTTCAGCTCCGTGAGAACGGTCACCCATGAGCCAGCGGCAGACTGCCTGGAGTGAGCAACGTACGGAATGGCTAGGCTAGCGCTAGTGTCAAACTTCGTGAGCGTCTTTACGCCAGACGTACCGATAACGGCAGCGACCCTGAGCCTGTACCAAAAGAACGGCTGCGTAGCTCCCTGGGACTGACTCACGTTGCTGTAGTTCAGCGGCGTGTCAGTTACATCCAGAACGAACGCTCTTCCGTCAAGGTCTAGCAGTCCAACGGAGAGCGACGTAGCGCCGGCGCCGGGAGAGGCCTGAACCGCTCCCTCTGACCAGCCTCGTTGCATCAACGCGTACCATCGGTTGCACTCGGATGAGTAGACAACGTCAGTGCACTGATACAGCTCACCCTTGCTCACTGGGGCGCCAGTAGGTTGGCACGGGTGCTGTCCCATGATGGACGTCGTAAGCCCGAGCGCTCCGTCGTAGGTAATGCCGACCCTGTGCCATACGCCAAACAGGCCACCGGCTACGGTGTGCGGAACACATGAGTAGAACACCACGTCGTCCTCAACCCCATTCCTAACGTCAATGCGGAAGGGAGGCTCTGGACCGAGAGCGCCGTGCGCGTAGTTCTTCGTAACGTCCCCGAACGTTCCCACTGCGGCAAGGGTTGACTGTGCGTATCTCCGGAAGCGGACCGTGTTCAGGACCGCTCCGAAGTCCGCCATGATGATGTTTCCTGCGGACGTTGGGCACCCACAGTTGCCAGGAAGGTCGGCGCTCACGGGTACGCCGGAACTGTCCATAGTGGTCACCCTGCTAAAGATGGCTCCAGCGTACGTTCCTCCATACGGCTGAATCATCGTAGTGCAGGTTGGACCGGACCACGCCTTGGGCCACCGAAGCGTAATCTCCGCATCCGTAGTTCCCACATCGCCAACCTTGTAGTTGGTTCCGCCCCCAACACTTGGACCGGCAGGAAGTATGGCTGTGTCTACCTGGTAGCAAACCTGGTTTACTGCGGCCACGGACACATTCACGATGTACACGTGGAGGTATCGTCCGCCGGCGTGGGCGCACCTAGCAATCTTCACGGACGTAGCGTGAGAGTTGGAAACGGTCTTGTAGACCTTCACCACGTTCCCACTTTCCTTGTCCACCACCCACAGGGCCCAATAGCTCTGATAGGTCTTCACAAAGCAGGCGTAGTAATCTCCGATGCTGAAGTCGTCGCAGTCCTCTCCAACCACTTCCCACTGCTTGACGCCAAACTCCGGTGCCCTGTTTTGCCTGTAGAACTTGAACGCCACATCGTTGTACGCGTAGCAGAACTTTGCAGCAGATGAACCGTCCGTACTTGCCGGAGTGGCAATGGCGCATAGACCGGTGCCAGATTGGAATGCGAGCCTTGGCTGATACAGATTCTCTGCAAAGTCATCAGACTGCGTTAGCACAACCTGCCCAGGCCTCCTGACCCATCCGCCCTGCCTGTTCTGCATGACGTTCTCAGCCACGAGCATGCCGCCAACCAGAAGCTCAGCGCGCTGAAGCTCGTTGACGCCGGCGGTGGTTCCGAGCGGAAGGACTTTCTTATCAAGACTCATGGCGAGTGCCTCTCATACGTCGTAGGTGATGGCGTTCTGGCACGGCTCCACGCGGATGACCACCACGCCGGCGACCGTGGTTCCGTTGGCTAGGTAAAGCAGGTCTGGCGTGCACTTGGACTGCTGACGCCGGAGAAGGAGAGCTACGGGGGTGGCTGAGGCTTTAGAGTCTGCCCAATCCACCACGTACCAGCGCACAGGAGACCCGTAGGCGTGGTTTAGGGACAGGTCATTGCCGACCGCAAGGGTCACAGCGAACTCTGTGTAATCGGGCTTCTGGGCCACCTGTAGGGCACGGACCGAAGACTGGAGGTCTCGTACCAGCTTGGCCAGTGCCTTCGGGTCCTTCACGTTGTCCTCGGACACGGAGCCCGTGATGCTGACCGGAGAACGCTGCCTGCCCTGCGTGCCGTCTTGAGCGTAGAACTTCATGCGTCCAACGGGAACCGGCTCTGGTAGATTTCAAGGTTGCCAGCAATCAGCCGGTAGCTGTTGGCTTGGGCCTCGTGGAAAAAGTAAACGTCAATGGGCCTACGCTTGCGCCTATTCACGCGCTCCGGAGTGCCCGCGTCACGGGTGGCCATGTTGCGGATGCGTACGGCCATCTGGTCACGCTTGCGGAGGTAGGGAGCCACATCCTCTTCCCGCTTGGTTTTTACGTCTGCGCAGGCAAGGGCAATCGGGTACTCCTCCCAGCCGTTGATTCCGTCAAACACGTCCGCGTCCGCGACAAGCTTCGGGCTGGCCTGGATGTAGTCCAGCCGCATCAGGCAGGCCTGACGGGGAGCTTCCGTGCTGATGATGCTGGCCTCTTGCTGCGGGTCAAGAGAGCGCCAGGGGCCCGTGCTGTCACCGTCGGACACGTACAGGTTGCGAATCTTGTAGAAGTCCCCAGCCGGGATGATGGTGGTCAGCGGGTAGGAAATCTGGTTGGGCGTGGTCGTCCAGGTTACTCGCTTGGCGTAGTAATCCTGTGGCCCGTTCTCCACCAGCATGTCCCATAGTTCAGCGATGCCGTTGTTGAGGTACTCATCAATCTCAGGGTCGGAGATGTGAGTGTCGTTTTCAATGTCGCAGAGCATGCGAACCTTCGTGCGCATCTGAAGCAGCGTAACGTTCCTTGCCATTGGCTCACCTGTCTGTGTCTATATCATGGAAAAGCCCGCTCCCATTGCTGAGAGCGGGCCCGACGGAAGGGGAGGCGCCTCCCGTCTTAGTACGCGCCGCAGGCCTTCAGGAAGAGCTTCATGGCTCGGGCCTTCTCTTGCGGAGAACCGGCCTTCTCAAAAAGCTTCATCGCATCAACCTCGGCAGAGTCGCTGGAATCCGGAGCGTCTTCCTCTTCGGTGTCTTCCATGTCCGCGTCCGGGTCCTCTTCAGCAGAGGAGCCCTTGGAGAACTTGGCCAGCGCTTCACCAATCTTGGACTTCATCATCAGACAACGTTGTCCGCAAAGGCAAAGTTCAGGTCCACCACGCTGCCGGCCGGAGGGTCAGCTAGCGCAGGAACGGCAAGGTCCCAGAACTCAACCAGGACAGTCTTGGCTGCCCGGTTGAGGCTGTTCGCGACCATCTTGCCGAGCAAGGGCGCCACGGCGGCGGCCGTATGCACGATGCAGTTGGCCTCCACAATGTACCCGCCAACGTCCTGGAACGTGACGGTGTACCGGCCTGCGGCGGTTCGGTTGCAGGAGACAATGCCCCTGCCGGCAGACGTGGCTGGCTTGGTGGTGTTGGCTGCACCGGCCCCAGTAAACAGCGCTTGGCAGCGCCGGGTACCTGGAACAGTAGTGCGACCCGGAAACGCTTGTCCCATCGGCATAGCAGTACTCCTTACAGACCGAAGTTCTGGAGTTGGACTTGAGGGCCAGGAAGCTTGCACTTCATCTGGCCATAGGTCTTGAAGCGGACCTCGTACACGTCATCCGTGGGGATGCGGAGCACGTCCAGGCCGTCAAACTTGGCAAGGCTGGGAGCCGCGCCAATGCTGAAGATGCTGAACGCGTCCAGGGTCAGAAGGAACGCCTTGTTGCGCGGGCAGAACGGGTCCGCCAGCACTTCAATCGGGCCAGCTTCACCCTCAATGATGAGCTTGCTGAAGCTGTGCACCGCGCCGGCACCGGTGGTGTCCGACTTATGATACTGAATCTTGGCGCCCAGGGACTTCTTCATGTTCGCGACGTCCACGTTGTTGGCAACCAGGAGGTCAGGGTAACCAACGCCCTGGAAGCCAGCTTGAGCAGACGCATCCACAACAGCGTCTTCCATGGCCCAACCGGTGTAGTCAATGGCCTGGCCCGCAAGGCGGACGGGGTCCTGGTTTCGGTTGAGCTGGAAGAGGGTACCGGGCGTGGTCCCGCCAACCACGTAACCACCGATGCCGGTAATGACCGCAGTGGGAGCAGCGCCAGCGCCGGGAACCGCGTCACCCCAGCGAACCAGGAAGTCAGTGTCCACAAGGCCGGTGATGGCAGCGGACCAGTTGCCGGTCGTGGTGATGGTCCTGGCCCTACGGTCAATGGCCGTAATCTTGGGCGGAGTGTTGGCGACCGCAAGCGCGCGGATGGTCGGAGACAGACCCGTGGTGGACACGGCCTGGAGCGACATGCCCAGCTCAAAGTAGTTCATGTTGACCGTGGTGGGCAACGTGATGGTAGGCGTGGCAGAGCCGGAGAGAATCTGGCTCAGGGTACCGTCGCCGGTGCCGTACGCGTACGTGGCAAGGGTGGACATCTCCGTGGTGGCGATGCCCTTGGTCTCGTTGTCCCAAAGGTCCACAAGGGCGCCCTCGGTACGGACAGCGGCCTCCGCGGCCTCACCGGTGATACGCGCAATGCCGTAGTGGCGGATGCGGGTCAGCTGGAATCGGAGGTAGTTGCCTTGCTGCACAGCGGACTGCGCAGCGGCAACGTTACCAGCAGAGCCCTGCGGGTTGGCGTTCTGGATTGGAACAATGGCAAGCTCACCGACGAAGTTCTTCTCCTTCTTCATTCGGTTGAGGAACTGGAACTTCTGATTGATGGACTTCGGCAGCTCCCCATTCGGGTAGAGCACCTTCAGTGCGGCTTGCGAGCCAGCGAGCGTAGCAGTCATTGAGTCTTCTCCTTATGCGCCAGTAGCCCTGACGGCCACGCGCACCGCCTCTTTGGCGGCTTCCAAACGTTCTTCATCGGACAAATCAGAAAGGTCCTTGCTCAGAGCCCGGCGCTCGGAACTAGAGGCATTGCTGATTGGTTTGCCCTTGGAGACTTTGGGAGGGGAACCCTTGACATTTCCGCTAGGCTTCTTAGCGGAGCTAAGAGTTTCATAGAACTTGCCGGCTTCCTCGTCAAGGTATTCCGCAATCATCTCAAGCGTAGCGTGTTGTCCGCCAACCCATTGGCGAGTCTTGGGGTCAAAGTGACCGCCGGTTGCAACGAAGTACTCTCGGGCAACCCGGTCACCTTCCTGCATGATGTACTGCGGGTTGTTTTTGTAGAGCGTGGACAGGAAGTTGTACTTCTCCTCATCGGCCACGAGCGCGCTAAACTCCTGCTTCACCTTCTCCTCACGGGCCTGAAGCTCGCGCTGCTGCTCCAGCTGCTCCCTCTCCTGAATCCGTCGCTCTACGGCCTCCAACTTGCTCTCCTGGGCCTTCTGAAGCTCAAGGAGCCTCCGGTCATACTCGGAGAGCTGCTGCTTCTGCTTGCTCTCTGGCGTGCCGTGCTCAGCCAAGGCAAGAATCAGGTCGTCAGGGTCCCATCCGCTGGCCTTGATGGCGGCAATCGGGTCCGTCTTGAGCTGCTTGACGAACGCAGCCTCCTTCTTGACCTGCTCCATCATCCACTTGGCGCGCTCCTGCTCCTCCAGCGCCTTGGACCGAATCTGGTTGGCCTCCTCCTGCGCTTTCTGGCGCTCCGCTACCACAGCCTCGCGGGCCTTCAGCTTCTTGCGTAGGGCAGAAGCGGAGTCCTCCTCCGCGGGCGGCTCTTCCTTGGTCTCCGGCTTCTTGGCGACTGCGGGCTCCTCACCCTCCTTCTTCTCCTCTACGCCACCGGCGGCCTCAATGGCCTCTTTGACCGCCCGGTTTGCCTCTTCCAGCACATCGCTGGCCGTGGGGTCAGTCTGACCCATCTCCGTCTCCTGAACCATCACAACGCCGTTATCAGTTTCCATTGCTCTCCTTGTTCTTCAGATACACGTCAAACACGATGCCGTTCTTCTCACATTGGAGGAACCGGACCGCCCGGGATACCAGGTGCTCCAGGCGGGATACCGGGACCGGGACCCATGGGCCCCATACCTCCGGGTCCATTTGCGCCCGGAGGAAGCGCTTGCGGTGCTCCCGGGCCGACTGGCATGCCAGGTGCCATCGGAGCCGGCGGAGCGCCGGGAGCAGGACCTTGAGGGCTAGGGCCCGGAAGACCCGACTTGAGCCGAACAGCGTCGTTGATGTACTCGCCAACAATTCCAACCATCTCGTCATCCGCATCCTCCCGAATCCTGTACAGGTTGATGAACTTGGTCCCAAGCTTCACAATGAGGTCCAAGTTGTCCCAGGGCAGGACTTCCAGCTTCTCTCCGTGGTTCACCATCCACGTCAGGTTCTTTCGGATGATGTCGTCATCCGAGATATCCAGGTCGTTCTCGGCTTCAATGTCTGGGACCTGAAGCAACCGTCGGAAGGTCTGCTCCGTGATGGAGCCCCTGTCCCGAAGCTCTCCAAGCTCCTTCACGCGACCCGCAAACGTCTTGGGCAGGTTGCTGATGGGCAGAATGCGGAGCTTGAGTATGTCCCTGTCCATCTCCACCTTGGCGAAGTCCAGAAGCTCTACGGAGCCGCTGATTCCGCCTTTGGCCTGGACCACCACCCTGAATCCCTCATCCACGCATTCCCTGGCCTCGCGAATCATCAGCATGGCCAGGTCCACCATGGCCGTCTGGTAGCTCCTGTGAAACATTTCCTGACGCTTGGACGCGCTTTCCACCATGCGGTCAATGGACTCCCCGCTGGCTTCTCGGAGCTGCGGAGGGAGCTGCTGGGAAGCCTCAAAGGAGGACACACCCACATTGGCTTTCATCTTCCCCGGCAGGCTGTCACGCTCGGAGTAAGCGCTAGGCGTGATGGGAACGGGGTTCCACTCCTCCGGCTTCTGGCCCGGGTTGTACTCAATGAAGCTGCCCTCCACGTCATCAATGTGCGCCTTCTTGACCCCGCTCCCGGCAGTGCCGCCCGTGGGGATGAGCAGCTTGGGAACGCCAAGAAGGTCATGGCAGACGTCAATTCGCTTGGTGAGCTTGTCGTAGGCGCGCTGAATGGGACCGAGCCGCTTGATGAGGCTGTCTCCCCAGAAGCCAGACAGCTTGATGGAGCTGTTGAACATCACGAAGGGGAATCCATCGTGCTTGTACTTGGACCGCTGGAGCGTGCATCCCTCAATCCATACAACGTGGCAGCCATCCTCCGCATCGGGCCCGGACGGAAGGTGCCACGCCTGCATCACGGTCACCGAGTCGCCGCGCGTGCCTTCGGATACCTCAAGGTCCTCGTCATCGTTGCCCGGCGCGCCAAGGATGGCCTTCTTGCGGTCCTCCTGAGCCCCGAACAGGTGCTCCGCCTCCGAGCCGTATTCCTCCAGCAGCTTGTACCGGTCAATGGGGTCCTTCCGGAACAGCGTACGGGGCTTGCCGTGCTTGGCTTCGGCCTTGTCCACGTACAGAAGCAGCGGGTTCACGCGCTCTACGCGAATCTTGGCCCGCCTGGGTACCATCTCCCCGTCTTTGCCCTCTCGGTACGTCTTTTCCGAGTAGACGAACGCAGCGCCGGTCCCGAAGACAATGGAATCCAGGCCCGCTACCGGGACCACCTCCTGATGGATGCGGCAGTCGTCAAAGACGCCTTCAATCCACCTGGACGTGCCCTTGGCGCGCTCCTGCTGGTCCCAGTCGCCCTCTACCGTGCAGCAGGCGGGGATGATTTCGTTACCGAACACGGTCCCATGCAGGGACTCAATGGTGTTGGCTAGCTCGTTGATGGTGAGGTCTTCGGTCCACAGCGGAGACGCGAACCCTCCGCCGTACAGCGTGGACATGTCCGCGCCGTACATCCTGGCATACTCCTTGTACGCCTGGATTCGCTCTTCGTTGTCAGCCCGGACCTGCTTCCAGAGCGTGTCCAGAATGGTGTGCGGAGCTACGTCTTCGTCCCAGAACTTTTTCCCGACAGTAGCAAACGCGTAATCAGCCATTCAGGCTGAATACACCCACATCAGCTAACGTGCAACAACCGTGCCTAGCGAGACAGAGCCTCACAGAGCTGCTCAGCCATGTCCAGGGTGGCTAGAGCCAGGTCCCTGGTCACCTTGGCCTGCTCCAGCATCTTGTACGCCTGGATGGCCTGCTCCTCAGCCTGGGCAAGGAGCTGATTGGCGGCATCGGATTGAGCC